AAAATAAGGAGGAATAAAAAATGACAGATGCAAGATTGTATAAGTTAGCTTATACCAAATTACTAGAGGAGTTTGTTGAGGTGTGTAAGTGTGTTCTGTCACACCCTAATGATGAAGTAAAGCAATGTGAAAAGGAGATTTTATGGACTGAGTTAGTCCAGCTTAAGTCAGAAATGAGAGATAAAAAAATATTAATTAAGGAGGTAATAAAAATGTATGAAAAGTATCTAGTAGAGTATGAAAGATTTAAACAAGATATCGAGCAAGGTGTATATGATAAATCACTTGTAGCTGTATCTATGCAAATCGGCAGGCTGTCAGCTTTTTTAGAGTTATCAGACATTACAGCTGTAGAGCGAGATAGTGAAGAAAATAGATTGCGTGAACTATGCGATTATTGGGAAAAAAGATACTATTCAAAGGAGGAAAAAATAAATGATTAAATATAGACTTCATAACATCACAGATTTTGGCGTAGAAATACACGACTTTCACACTGAAAACTCACTAAACAACTACATAGCCTTATTTGTAGACCCTCCATATTGGCTTGAAAATTTAGAAACTAATAAAAGTGTTTACACTGGTTTTACAGACATTAACAATGATACTTTAGATAAACTTGATAACTCCACTCTTAATGAACTGGGTTTAGTTAGACCCGACAATGTTTCACGTGAAACATTACATGAATCTGAAATAGACTGGATAAAAAGGCATACACCTGCAGAAGAAAAAGAGCCATTCACAAAATTAGAAAAAATATCATCTTTCTTGGGAATCTTATCGGTTATAATCATGTCAACATTTTTACTATATCTTTTCTTATCTTCTGTATCATTCATAGCAGAGCACTTTTCAGAATTTACTTGGAAAGTATTCAATCTTTTATAAGGAGGGAAAAATCATGGCAAAATTAACAAATCAATTATTGCGCTATAAAGTAATGTTCACAAAAGGGGGTACAGGCGGTTACACCGCTCGCGTCATGATACCAAAAGAAGCCATACGCGATTTAGATATACACCCAGGAGACAGTATCGAGTACACTCGTGTACCGCATGGCTTACTCTTAAGAAAAGTGCAAAAGGAGGGCGACTAAAAGATGGCTAATAAGCGTATTAAAAAGAAGAAAACAAAAGCGGAGATTATTCAAAAAGAATATTCCCATGAATACACTAAATATCTAGCTCGTGTTAGAAATCAACAAAAACAAGGTGTACAAGTAAAGATAATTAAGCGAGTAAAAAATCCAACGCAAGCTTCAATTGATAGAATTAAAAAGCAGACTGCAAAAGAAATACGAAAAAATGCAACGGTTGTTGATATGCTTACTGGTGAGGTTATAACTTCTAAAGAATATGGACGTAAACACGCTCTTGAAAGAAACAGAGTTTTTATAAAATTAACTCCGCAAGAACAGGAATATGCTAGAATACAAGGTTATACTACGGTTGAAGAATTGAAAAAGTTACAAAGGACAGGTATAATAGTTATTGAAGCAACGCCTGTATTAGACTATGAAGCTATTATTGATTCATGGTATGATTCATTAGAAAGTTTTGCACCAAAAACAGCACATTGGTTAAGACAAAAAACAGATGCTTTACTGGCTAATGCGTCAGATAAAGAAAGAGCGTTATTTGCTTATACATACGCAAAAGAACCCGAAGCATTTCCAACAGAGCCATATATGGACAAAGCTACGGTTGACGCCGTGTTTTGGAATATTTTGCGAAGAATGGGTGTTCTTAGTTCTACAGAAGATTTTCAAGAATTTCTACAGGAACAAGATATTGTTATTGAGAATGAATAAAAAAGAGGTGAGTATAAATGCCACGGAAAAAGAAGATAACCTTTTGGGCGTGTGATTTTGAAACGACTGTATGGGGCGAAAAAATAGAACAGCAAAAAGGTAAAAAACAAGACAGTACAGAAGTATGGTCTGCGGCTGACGTGGCTTTATATGATGAAACTGAAACAGTAACAATCACGCATTCGATAAGAGATTTTTTAAATAGATTTCTAACCATGAAAGGAAATAATGTGTTATATTTTCACAATCTAGCTTTTGACGGGTCTTTTATCGTAGATTTTCTACTAAAAGAGGATTGGACATGGGTACATTGTAAAGACAAGGATATGAGGTCAAAAGAATTTCAAACCTGTATATCAGATATGGGGTCGTGGTATTGGATTAAATTAAAATGGAATAAGACATTTTTAGAAATTCGCAACTCATTAAAACTTATGCCATCATCATTGAAAAATATTGGAAAATCATTCGGTACAAAGCATCAAAAACTAGATATGGAATATGAGGGTGAAAGATATGCTTATTGTGATATATCTGAAAGTGAGAAGAAATACATTGAAAATGATGTGCTAGTGTTAAAAGAAGCCTTAGAAATGATGTTTAATGAAAAGCATGATAAACTAACTATAGGTTCATGTTGTTTATCTGAATTTAAAGGATTTTATGATAGTAAACAATATGACAAGTTATTCCCCGATATTCGAGAGGATTATTTAGACGAATCAATTACAGGCGTTTGGAATCAGTGGGACTATGTTCACAAGTCATATCACGGAGGTTGGTGCTATGTAAACCCTCAATACGTTCACATGGTAGTAGGGGAGGGGCTTGTGTATGACGTAAATTCTCTTTACCCGTCCATGATGCATAGTATCAGTGGTAACAGATATCCGTTCGGTCACGGGGAATACCATAGGGGAGCGCCACCTGATGAACTTATAACCTCTACTAATAAATATTTTTTTATCCGCTTCAATTGTCGTTTTCAACTTAAAAAAGGAGCGTTCCCATGGATTCATATTAGGCAGAGTGCATTATATAAAGCGAATGAAAATTTATATAGTTCTAACGTCAGATATAAAGGTGAATACTATCGGTATTATCGTGATATTGACGGGCAGATGCATGACACTAATATCACTTTAACAATGACTTGTACTGACTGGGAATTGTTTCAAGAAACATATGATATTTATGACTTGGTTATTTACGATTATGTGTGGTTTTATGCGAGAGAGGGATTTTTTGATGAATACATAGATAAATACGGTGAAGAAAAGAGAACCTCAAAAGGATTTAAAAGGCAAAAAGCGAAACTCTTTTTGAACAATTTATACGGGAAATTCGCCATGTCAGACAATTCTTCTTATAAAGAGCCTTATCTTGACGACGACGGCATTATTAGATTTATTTTGCATGAAGAGCATGAAAAGAAAGTAGGATATATTCCCATAGGCAGTGCTATTACATCATATGCCATGAATTTTACAATTCGTCACGCTATGGCAAATTATGACCGCTTTTGTTATGCTGACACAGATTCGATTCATCTGATTGGACTTGATAAAGCGAACAAGGTAGTAGAACACCCGACAAATTTTTGTTGTTGGAAGTGTGAAAGCACATTTGATTTTGCATATTATGAGCGACAAAAGACGTATGCAGAACATATCGTTGAAGAGAATCATGAACCTTGTGAACCATACCTTGATATTAAAGCCTGTGGCATGAGTAGTCAAGCCAAGCGCAAATTTATAGAGGAGGGAAAAAATATATCTGAGCTATCCACAGGGCTTAGTATGGATAGTTGTAACTTAAAGTCAGAGCGAGTAAAAGGAGGTATTGTGCTTAGGAATAAAACATTTAAGGTACATCAGCAAAAAGATAAAAAAGTTACAATATAATACTTTCAATTATATTACGAATGTGTTATTATAATAATGTAATAAATAAAATATATTACGTTGCAATTCACAGTTAAGTAAGTAAAAAAGGAGGAAAAAAGGTGTTTATGATTGATACTTTAGAAAATAAAGAAAGATTATGCTATGCGGATACTGATAGCATACATTTAACAGGATTGAGCAATCAAGAAATGAATAGTGAGTACCCTATGAGTTTTTGTTATTGGGTTGGAGGGGCAACCATGAGCAATTTAACAAAAGAACAGTATAAAAGAATAATTAATAGCAAGTTTGGTGTTATGCAATGCCAATCAAAAGATAGCAGAAAAGTTATAAAATAATACTTGCAATTATTTTATGAATGTGTTATTATAATAATGTAATAAATAAAACATATTACATTGCAATTCACACTCAAAGAAAACAGAAAAAAGGAGGAAAAAAAAGATGCTTACAAGGACATTAGTTACAGCGGTGGTATCTGTAGAAAGAATCTACAAAGACAAGGAGACAGGTGAAATTAAGAAAGATTGCTATGATGAGAAATTGCCAAACTGCAAGACAAGAGACAAAGCGGAAATCTTGATTGAAAAGCAGTACAAAGGGGACATCGTTTCCATTTTAGACATTAAGTTTAAATTGGAAAAACGCGCAATGACAGACGAACAGTTCTTATTAAATTCAGATGTTAAGGATGAAAAAATTGTCACAGAAGCAGAGTTTCAGGAAATGAAAAAAGGAAATTAACAGGAAAAACAGGAGGTAAATTATTATGGTAGAAATCAAAGAAATGAGTAGAGAGTTTACAAGGGTCGAGAAATATCTTATGACTACAGCGCCAGATATTGAACCGTTAAAAAATATCGCTGACGGTGAATCTATTCCAGTTGACGGATATCTTATCTTTGATGATATCAAAGATAACGGAGATGTGCAGGAGATTGTGAGTATTATTACACCAGATAAGAAAGTCTATTCTGGACAGTCTGCAACCTTTAGACAGTCTTTGAAAGATATTGAAAGTGTAATGGACGGGGAAAAATTCTCTATTATTAAAATTAGCGGAAAGACAAAAGCGGGACGCGATTATATTAATTGCACCTTAGACGTATCAAATTTATAATATGATACCGTGAGAATACCATTTTATGCTCTCTTCTTCTAAAGGGGTGGCTATATGCCACCTCTTTTTTAAACAATAAATGTTTCACGTGAAACATTAGGAGGTGTTAAAATGAAAAATGATGGTTATTATCATTGCGATAGATTATTAACTTTAAAAGATAAAAATGGGAAAACACCCGATATATATATTGTCGATGGTAATAGAACAGCTGGGAAAAGTTATTCTATTAAATGTAGACAAGTTTCCGATTTTTTAAAAGATAAATACAGACCCGAAAATCAGTTCATTTATTTATATCGAAATGTCATTGATATGACAGAATGTGCAGATACATATTTTGGTGATATCGCGGAAGCATTTGACGGTTATGTTATGACTGAAAAGCGCTTGATGCGAGGTTCATTAGTACAGTTATTTATCAATGAAGAGCCATGCGGTTATTGTTTGGCTTTAAATGTCGCAAGAAAATATAAAAAAATGCGTGGACTGTTTGTCAATATACGCTCTATATTTTTTGATGAGTATCAAGACGAAGATAATATATATTTGTCAAATGAAGTGAATAAGTTATTATCTTTATGTACCACAATCAGTTCTGGTCATGGTAAACAGCATAGAAGAGTGGTGTTATATATGTCCTCAAATACAGTATCACTATTAAATCCTTATTATAAGGAGTTTGGTATCAACAAAATGTTAAAAAAAGACACAAAATTTTTACGGGGCGATGGTTGGGTGTTTGAGCGAACATACAATGAAAATGCATCAACAGCATATCAAGAAAGTGGTATTGCACGAGCTTTTAAAAATGCTAGTTATAATGCGTATGCAAGTGAAAATAAATATCTAAACGATAATGAATGTTTAATTGGTAAGCCAAGTGGAAAATCACGTTATATTTGTACAATTAAATTTAATGATAGCCTGTATAATGTCAGAAAATATGATACTTGTCTATATGTATCAACAGGTGCAGACGATAGTTTTCCAACGAGAATATGCTTTACAAAAACTGATGTCATAGACAATACGACTATTCGTGTCAATTCAACACATTATATCGTTACGATGCTGAGGGAATATTTTAACAGGGGGTTACTTTTATTTGAAAATTTGGAGTGTAAGAACATGATATTTGATGTCATATCATTTTAATGTTTCACGTGAAACATTGACAGTTTTAATGATATATGTTATTATAATGCTGTACCCAAAATAATACAAGCATTGTAATTGATATACACGCACATAGACAAGTAGTCTGATATCAATTTTTTTGGCGTTGCGTTCCCTTTGCATTGATTATTTTGTAACGTACACAATATGTTTCACGTGGATAATGTTTCACGTGAAACATTTTTTGTTTACAAACAATATTATTTGTGTTATGATAGAAAAAAGGGAGGTGATATCATGATACAGGAAATCATGACAATGATTAACACATTAGGCATACCAACAGCTGTAGCTATTGCTTCTATGTGGTATGTGAAATATCGAGAGGATAAAAATGATGAACGCCTAGAGAAGTTGAATGAAGCGCATAAACAGGAAATGACAGATATCACAGAAGCGCTAAACAATAACACATTAGCGCTTCAAAGAATCTGTGATACGTTTGAACAGAAAAGGGAGGATTAAACATGGCAGTAAAAAAAGCAGTAGACATCTCGTATCATAATGGCATTATTGATTTTGAACGGTTAAAAAATGCTGTGGACTATGTTATCATTCGCTGTGGATATGGGCAGGATATGACATCACAAGATGATAAACAGTGGGCAAGAAATGTTAGTGAATGCGAAAGATTAGGCATTCCATATGGAGTATATTTTTATTCCTACGCAAAAACCACAGCTAGAATTGAGGGTGAAATTAATCATTGTCTTAGATTGTTACAAGGACACACACCTAATCTACCTGTCTTTTTTGACAGTGAAGAAAAAGGGACACAAGGTGTAGCCAAGCACAACGCAAAGCGCTTTTGTGACGCAATTCTAACGCATGGATATAAAGCAGGAATCTACGCTAGTAAATCATGGTTTGAGAATTATATCGGTGAAACATGGGGGTATGATTTGTGGATAGCTAGATACGCGAATGTATTAGGTGTAGATAATGTAGATATTTGGCAGTATTCTAGTAACGGGTCTGTTGACGGTATTAATGGTAGATGTGACGTGAACCACGTTTACAAAGACTATGGAGTTTCAAGTTCTACACCTACTACACCAACTCCGTCTACTAGCCATACAAAACCAAGAAATGAATTGATTGCTTTAGGACAACAGCACGCCATTAATTTTACAGGCGTACAGATTGCCGTTGACGGCATTGTTGGAAGAAACACTAAAAGAATGGCGGTTCGTGTAGTGCAGAGAGCAATGAACGAGGACTATGGCTATACCATTGCAGAAGACGGTATTGTAGGTAAAAAAACAAGAGCAAAAGCAGGAAAACATTATGTAAAAAGAGGTGAAACACAGTATCTTGTCACAGCGCTTGAAATCTTATGTTTATTACAGGGAAAAGACCCGAACGGGGTTGAATGTCCTGGAACATTTGGCGGAGGACTGGCACGCGCTTGTGGAACTGAATTCGTTTACGCAAAAGATATGTTATATATGCTTTAATTTTTATTCACGTGGAACAAAATGTTTCACGTGAAACATTTTAAGGAGGGTAGTAAATGCCAAATATTAATGTAGCCTATCAGTGGGCGGTCAATGCGTGCAATGCACCTAATATTGGATATTCTCAACAATACAGAAGAGGGCAGACCGTGAACGGTATTACTTATTATGATTGTAGTTCCTTTATATCTAAAGCGTTGACAGAAGCAGGATTTTTCTCGGTAAACCCTTGGTTCACCACAAGAACAGAGGAGGGATATCTATTACAGGCAGGATTTAAAGAGATTAGTATCAATGAGGCTTGGCAGGCAGGGGACATTGTATGGCGTAGTGGACATACAGAAATGGTGTATAGTGGGAACGGCGTTGGGGGTGGCGGTGTCACTATGGGAGCGCACAGTGGGCGTTATCCATTACCCGAGCAGGTCAGCATTAATACATATGTTTCCAAACCGTCCGCATGGACAAAGATATATCGTTATGGCGACAGTGCAGGAATGCCCCTTGAATGGATTCATGGAAACCGTTATCTTACAGAAGATGAGATGAAAAACAATGCTTATGTTTTCTATAGTACCATGTTTTTCAAAGATTTCACTTTGAACGCCATTGCAGGAATGTTGGGAAATATGGAGATAGAATCTAATATCAACCCTGAATTGTGGCAGTCCTTAAAAGAGGGGAACTATAACGGTGGCTATGGTCTTGTGCAGTGGACACCTGCTACAATTTATACAGATTGGGCGAACGCTCATGGGTATGATATTACAGACGGTTACTACCAATGTGTTTGGCTTGATGAAGAAACAGTAAGCAGTGGACAGTGGATTGAGACAGTGAAATATCCGATATCATGGGAAGAGTTTCGAAAGTCCACAAAAGAACCCGATTATCTCGCGTCAGTATTTTTAAAAAATTTTGAGCGTGCAGGAGTTGAAAAAGAAGAGGAAAGAAAAAAGAACGCGTTAAAATGGTATGCGTATTTACAGACATTATCGCCATACCCAGTACACCCACATGGAAAAAAGAAAAAAATGCCTCTTTACTTTTTCTTTCCGTGGTGATATAATGAAAAGCGTAAAAGGGTGACACTAAATATAAGGAGGTAAAATATTATATGGATTTTAGAGAAGCTTTAAATGAATTAATTGACGCTATTGCAGACGTGGAGGAACACGGAGACGCAATTGAGGTCTTACAGAATTATGAGGGTGAAAGAAGCGGTGAAACTGATGGCGAATGGAAAGATAAGTATGAAAAGTTAGAAGCCGAGTACAAAAAGCGCTTTAAGGAACGAATGAAAGAGTCAGCTACTAATGCAGGCGGTGAAGAAAAGAAAGATGAAAAAGAAGAAAAAATCACCGTTGAAGATTTAGACTTTAATGGCAAGACAGAGTAAGGAGGTATGAAAAAAAATGGCAAAAGCAACAAACGAGAATATTTTAAAAGCGGTCAAACAGGAACTTTCTTTTGAGGTTCAGAATCATTTACCTACAGAAGTATCTGACAATTTACAGGCAGTGTATGATAGCATTTTAAATTATGCCCCTGTTCGGAACGAAATTGTACCGTCATTAATTAACCGTATCGGTATGCAGACGGTGGACAGTATCGCGTGGAGAAATCCGTTGGCACGATTTAAGAAAGAGCCAATGCGTTATGGAGAAACACACGAGGAAACTTATGTAAATATGTGCAAGGGTCGTGTCTATGATTCACAGGCAGATTTTAAATTTGCTTTTCAGCAGTACCAGTCCTATATCATGAGCGTGTTTCACAATGTCAACCTTGAAATTCAGTATCCAGTCACAGTTACATATGACAATCTGAGAAAAGCTTTTACCAGTGAGTATGGCATTCGCGATATGATTATGGCAAAAATGGAGAGTGCTATCACAGGGGCGAACTGGGATGAATATCTTGCTATGCGTGACTTGATTAATGTTGGCTATGAAAAAGAGGTGCTTCCAGCAGTCACCGTTGACGCGATTGTAGATGAAGCGTCAGCTAAAAAATTATTGATTGAAGTAAAAAGAGCAGTTGGAGAATTTGGATTCCCATTACCAGAAAATAATCCTGCAGGAGCAACGTCACACGCTATGCCAACGAATTTAATTTGGATTACAACACCCGAAGTTAATGCACAAATTAGTGTTGACGCTTTAGCGTATGCGTTCCATATGGATAAGGCAGACGTAGCAGTTCAGACAGTCATTGTAGACAAATTCGCAAATAGCGCTATACAGGGAGTTCTTTGCGACGTGCGATTCTTCAATGTCCGCGACCAGTTCAAAGACATGACAGACCAAAGACTTGCTAACGTCTTATCTTGGAATTACTTCTATACACAGGTAGAAATGGTCAGTGCTAGTCCTTTCTACCCAATTCGAGTATTTACCACAGACGCGGTTGTTGATGCACCGACACTTACTGTCACGCCAGGAACATACACAGCAGGACAGACACAGGAAGTTGAAGTTACAGTCACAGCTGGAAAAGGCACATATCATCAGAATTTAGTTACCCTTGAAGTAGACAGTGGTGCTACTTCTTCTAAAACGTATGTAATTCCTGGCACACATCTGTTACATACAGGAGCGGACGAGACAGGGACTATCGTATTGAAAGCAATTTACAGACCAAATGAAACTATCACAAAAACAGCAAGTTTCACAAAAGAGTAAATTTAACGGAGGTATTTATCTATGATAAATTTACCAACACAGGGAGGGGTTGCACCACGCAACCCCGAAACAAAATTAAGGTTATACAGTGGTGTGCCATGGTCTGACGAATATGAACACGTTAGACTGTATAACTCGAAAGAAGATTTGCTAAACCATTTAGAGTTGTATCGTAAACATATCAATGGGGTTGATTTGTCACACCTTGCACCGATTCGAGTAGGAAACTATGATATCCGTGTGCCGTTCACAGAAATGAAAGCACTTAATCTCAATTATTTAGCTTTTCAGAATAGTGGGATATCTAACGAATGGGTCTTTTGCTTCATTGATTCGATTGAGTGGTTATCAGAAAAAACAACTAGAATTAACTTCTCATTGGACGTTTTTCAGAACAATTTTTATGATGCAAATATTAAGCCATGTTTTGTGGAATATCATCATATTCCTAGGAGTGCAGACGCTATCGGTGCAAATTTAACGCCAGTCAATATAGAGACAGGTGAAACGATTGTGTCACGACACAAAAAGTTAGACTTGACACCAACAGAGTGTTGCGCTTTTGTGACGAGAGGAACAGCGGAACAAAGTTGGTTTGAGGGACGAGTAGAAAATGGTGTATATTGTTGGGGCAGTATTGGACATTATGATGTAACCACGGAAGACGGGTTAAAAGGAATTAACACTTTGCTGGAAGATTATAACAACCAAGGCGCACAAGATGCAGTCATAGGGTTGTTCATGTCCCCTAAATTATGTACACTTGCTTTAGGAGGGAAAGAGATAAAGCCTAAAATAACAAGTATGCAGATTTCCGATAATGTTTTTGAGGGTTACAAGCCAAAAAATAAAAAACTATATTCCTATCCATGGCTATTTTGTTTGGCTGATAACAACCAAGGCAACACACATATTTATCGGTATGAATATAGCTACAACCGTGATAAATCTCTTGAGTTTGACAGTTACGGGACAATCGCAACATTACCACAAGTTTTGACAGCACCAAAAAACTATAAGACGCGCGAAGAATTAGGACATGGATTAATAAATGAAGCACTGATTAACTCCTCTTTTCCGATGTGTTCCTTTTCCTCTGACACTTATCGGGCATGGTTAGCACAGAACAAAAGCTCTATAGCCTTATCTCAAGTTCACACAGCTGTCGATGCTACCATAGGAACAGGAACAGCGATAGCAGGATTAGCAGGAGGAAGCTTACAAGGAGGTCTTAACGGACTAGGTAAAACAACGAACGCTTTTTGGGACGCTCTTGGAATGTTGGCTAATCAGACAGACAGGGCGAGAAATGCGGGAGTGACGCATGGAAAAGCGTTGTCAGAAAATGTTCTGACAGGCATCAAAGAGTGCGGTGTTGATTTTTACGAAATGTCATGCAAAAAACAATTTGCAGAAATGGCAGATAGCTTTTTCGAGCAGTTTGGCTACCCAATTAATAAGATTGCTACCCCTTATTTACACTCGAGAGCCTACTGGAACTACGTAAAAACTTCTCATTGTGGTTTTACTGGCAATATTGATTTAGACCAGTTGAAAAAGCTACGAAATATATTTGACAATGGTGTCACATTGTGGCATACTGATGATATAGGGAATTATGGACTATCCAACGATTAAAAGGAGGTGCGTATAAATGAGAAATCCATTGCGAATTTTTGAACGAAATGTCAATAAAAAGAAAAGCAGTGATTTTGAAACAATCAAATCTATATTCTTTTATGACATTTTCGATATATTTGTAAATAGGTACAAATGGAATAATTTACCTGAAGAAATATTGCCGATGTATATCGAGCAAACTCTCTTTTGGCATGGACTTGGCGTATTCATAAAAGATAATATTGCTGGTTATGCTTTTATGAAAGTTTCGTTGTCGGGATTACCCGATATCTACAATATTCCTCAAGATAGAATCGCTTATACAGCAAACGGATACATTGAAGAATATGGGAAAGAAAACAGCTGTATATTATGGAATAACTACTCAACTATGCCATATTACTATAAAGCTTTAATGTATGCAGATGCTATGGCGAACACTTGGAAAACAAAATGTATTAATATGTATGCACAGCGTACGCCCGTTGCACTTTCTTCCTCAGACAACGAAAAATTAAGCTTTGAAATAGTGGGCGAAGAATACGACAATTATTTACCTATTATAAAACTTTCAGATTCATTAAATTTAAAGGACATCAAAGCACTGAACATGGGTGCACCTTACATTGTAGATAAATGCGAGCAAGAATTACGGGACTTGTGGTCACAGGTATTAACATCTTTAGGCTATGAAAGCAACCCAGTAGAAAAAGGCGAGCGCCTTGTGACAGGTGAAACGGCTGGAAACAACGGACAGGTAGAAGCAAATCGAAATGTTGGTCTTACATTAAGAAGAAGATGTGCAAATGCTATCAATGAATTATGGGGTCTTAATGTAACGGTAGACTTCAATAGTGAATTGCCTACTATGCTAAATGGATATGTACCTGAGAAATATATGCAAAAAGGTAAGGAGGGTGATGAAATTGAGTAAATACACTACCACTGTGAAAGATATTTGTGAAAGTTTTATCTCGTCACAAGAACTGTGGAGTATGGATTTATCTGTGCAAAGAATCATTGACAAAACACAAGGGAAATTTTTTGATTTTGATTTTCCTTTTTACTCAGAGGATAGAAAAGACCTGTATACTTTTAAAGCATATTTTTTACTCAGATATTGGAATAATTATATAGGCTTTGAGACGCTAGGAATGTGGAAAACTGCTTTTATAACAAAAATGTATGAATTAACACCGTATTATACAAAACTGTATGATGCAATTCAAAACGATAACCCTTTTACAAACATAAATGTCACATTCACAGAAACAGAAAAAGGAAATGAAAAAACAATAACTAACTCAACAGATGCAGGAGAAAGCAAAGTAAAAAATAGCCAAAACTATCAGAATATTGACAGCGACAACCCCCAAGTGACAGTTGCAACACAAGATTATGCAAGTTCTATGAGCAGAGGAGAAACTGTTAATGACACCACAACAAGTGCAAAAAATAATCATGCAGGAAACGACAACAAAGACAGCAAAAGAGACAGAGAAACAAAAGAGATAGGACTAAGAGGAAAATCAACGAGTGAAGCAATAGCAGAATATCGCGAGCAGATACAAAATATCAATAGAGAACTTGTAGAAGCTTGCCGCGATTTGTTTATGAAAGTTTGGTAAAAAGGAGGTGTGATATATGACAGGAGATATAAAACCTTTATTCCCTTTACTCTGTTGTGACGTTCCAAGTGTGTATAGCAATAAACAAAGTTATTATGAGTGCTTATGCTATATAGGATATAAAGTAAACGAGTGCATTGAAGCAATAAACGGTTTTACAGATGCATATAAGCAATATACAGACGAAAAAATTGCAGGATTGAAAGCCTATATTGACAATCTTAACACTGATATCTATAAGCACATTGCAGAAGTAGAAAAAAATATCCGAAAGGATATGAACGCTAAAGACACGGAACTTGATGAAAAAATCAATAAAGTTCAGACACAGCTACTTAATAAAATCAGCGATTTAAACATTTTGATTTATGACTTAAACGCTGAGACAAGAGCGCATATTGATACAGAGGTGAAAAAGCTTTATGATTATATCAATGATTATGTTCCTAATAACATGGAAGTGCTGAACCCTGTAAAGGGTTATCGAACAAGTTTGAGTCAAGCGTTAGCTGATATGTATGATAATCTACGATATTATGCTTTGACTTGCAATGAATTTGATTCGTTAAATTTAAGTTGTACAGAGTTCGATAACTTGTTGCTTAGTTGCACTGAGTTTGATTTATACGGTGCAAAAAGATTTCGTGTTGATAGCAACTTATATATGCATGACCCTTTTAGTGGTAAATATGTCTTTTATCAAGATGTTATTTATAAACTTGCGGAGTTGCACTTTAATAACCCTATCACAGTTAGCGAATTTGACGCTTTATTATTAACCGTTGCAGGATTTGAAGCTAAAGCGTTAAGCGCTTACACATTTGATAGTAACGCTAAAACAGCGTTAAAATTATAAATTAAGGAGGACAAAAAAATTATGAGTTCAACAAACAAAACAACTTATTATGAATTAAGTCAGTATATTGGAACTGACAAGCCGACATATTTGGGGGATTATAATTCTGATATGTCTAAAATTGATGCAGGTATTCACGAAGCAGAAGATAAAGCCACCACAGCTTCACAGAATGCAGGAAGCGCAATCGCTAGAGTTGGCATAGTAGAAAAAACTGTGCAGTCGCATACAAGCGCTATTACAACGTTACAGACAGATGTTACAGGTTTGAAAGAGAGTGTAAAAACAGCACAAAATACAGCAACAGAGGCTAGTCAAAAAGCTGACAGCGCACAGCAAACAGCGAATAGCGCGCTTTTAACTGCTAATAATGCTAGTTCAAAAGCTGATAATATCAATAAAGATAAAACACTGTGGACAGGTTCAATTAAAAATCAAACAGTTACTCTAACTGATAGTTTAACTAATTACAGATTTTTATACATTGAGACTGACGAGGGTATATCTCCTATATTCCCACTTAGAAATGACAAAAAATCTTATTGTGGAGCACAGCAAGTTATATCGCCTCAGGGTTCATCAGTTGCCACAATCTCTATACAGATTAAGGTTGTAGATGATACACATATTACTATTTACACAAACACAATGGACCATGCCTTTGGAAGTACACACCCAGGACTTGATGCAAGAACTACTCTCGGCGTGTATGGTATCCCAAGATAAAAGTTTTTCAAGCAAAAACCCGTCTATTATAGACGGGTTTTTGCTCCTTTAATCAAATAATATTTTTAGAAACCATTTCTAATCGCAATTCTTCTAACTCGTCATTTAACCTCTTTTCTCTAATCTGTGCTATTTCATTTTCTGGGTATTTTTTCAATAAATCATTCTCATAAGCCCATTGGTTTAATAACGCCTCGTACGCTAACTTATATAATCTTTCCTCT